AAAACCAATGATGTCTTTGGATATTTTTGGATTCTTGTGTTTTTGAGTGTCTGCTCGATAAAATGCTCGGCTTACAAAATAATTCAGTTGGCCATCGGCATCATAACTAGGAATAATAATCTTGCCGGAATATTCTCCTTGTTCACAATATCCTATTCTATACTTTAAAATATCAAATGTAGTAATACCACGATTAGTTAAATAATGAATTGCATTTTTATAATCCGGTGTATTCTTTTTTATCCAAAGTGCTCGATATTCTTCCGGCAGTTGTAATATAACTTTAACGTCGTCTGTTTTTACATTGCGGTATTTCGAAGATTCAATTATTTTAGATAGTTGCTCAAACTTTTCTTTAGGTAAGTTAAGCTGTCTGAACAATGTAGTTATGCTACGACCTTTTTTATCAGATATCCAACAATGCCAAACGTTTTCACCATTGTGATTAGTTTGTATGTTAATTTCTAATTTAGGTTTATAGTGAGAAACGAATGGAGAGAAAAATGCGATGTTATCACCAGACGTAGGTTTTCCTTTACCTAGAACCGATTCTAATAATTGTAATAACTTCAGATTTTTCATTACTTATAATATAATGAATTCATAGTATACATCCAATTATATTATATAATATTAATAATATTAGTTAGACACATACATTTCATTTCTGGTCTAACGATCGATTCAATACTGAATCAATCATTTAATTAATATATCATTAATTTAAATGAATGTATTAAATATTTTTCACAATTCAAACCTATGTAAAAAATTTCTTTACATTTACTACTTCTTCTCCGTTCTTTAAACACTCAGTAAGCCATTCTTCAGGAATTGTTTTTTTTGCAACGTGTGTAATTCCTAGTTTATTTGCATACCCTTCATAAGTAGTTTTGCTAGATTTAGATATTTTTTGTGTAGGTGATTGAAATACTATTCGTATATCGACACCAGGATTTGATGCTAGCACGTGTTTCATTTTTAAACGATCTGCACTAGTCCATCGTCCTTTAGTTTCTACAAACATAAAACTACCATCTCGTTTAATAAAAACAAAATCTGGAGTATATTTTGCTTTTCGTTCAGGTACTATATAATGTATAGTTTCAGTTTCATATTTCAAAGGATATTCAGTAGATTTAATTTGATCTGCTACTGTTAATTCCAATCCTGATTTGTAACCGTATTTATATGCAGTCGCTCGTTTACTATTCGCGGCTCCATGCCAATGATTTTTTACCATAACAAATTTATGATTTCTTAAATTCACTTAAACAAGGAAAATATTCATATATAGTTAAAACTATTTTTTGTAAAGTCTGTGTAGATACAGGCGCAGTAAAAGTTATTTTACTATATTCATCTCCAGTTCTTTCAAATTTGAAATTAGTTCCAACAATCCCTTTAAATTTACTCATTGTCTGTATATCATGCGTATCTAACCAGTCTCCAAATTGTGAAGCCGGATTAACTAAATCAGTTAATGTTTTTATGCTTGAATGTATTGGTATCGATGAAATTGCATCAACAGTACGTCCGCCAGAGGCGAGTTGAAATAATATGTTATATTGTTTACGATATTTTGTTAAATTTTTATAAACAGTAGATGCTGGATTTTGCATACGGATTACCCAATCTAGATATTTACATCGAACATCGACAGAGCCTTTTGATAAAAATGCCGATAGCTTTGAAAGTATCAATGATTCATTTATATTTGACGCTGTAGTCTCGTTTGCAATTTCTTCTAGAAAATCTGCACATAAGTTTAACGTGTTACTTTTATAATACGCTGAAGATAATATAGTCCATAACGTTGGATTTTTTCTAACAGATGCACCTAATTCTTTTTCTGATTTAAAACCTTTCTTTTTTGCTAATGCATCACATAGATTAACTTTTCCCTTTACTGGTACTTCATCCTTTTTTTCTTCACCGCCAGATTTAGTATCATTCGATTTATCACCAGCCCCTTTATCAGTTTTGTTATTTCCGGTACTAGGTTTTTTAACAACAGGCTTATCAGGTTGTCGACTTTTTCTAGGATCGACTATAATAAGTTCATCGCCAGATTTAGTATCATTCGATTTATCACCAGCCCCTTGTTCGTTAATTATTATTTTTTTCATATCTAGAATTTTTATTTAATTGTCTTTAATTGTTTTAGTTACAGTGGGATCTGTTATCTTTTTTAATATTCGTATTACATCTGCATCTATAATATTATTTTTTAGTTTAGTATTATTTTTTAAGTCTGGAATCCCGTCTGCAATATACAATGCTAATGCTTGTGTCCTATCTCCATATCCTCCGCGCGGACTTGGTGTTTTAGCTAATGCATTTTTTAAGTTTGTATATTCACTAGCATTTAATGGAAAAAATTCTGGATTCTTTTTATTTAATGCAATATAAGCATTTAATAGTAAATCTTGAACTTTACCAAAATTGTCTGGATCATTTGTTTGATTCTTTTTAAATCCGCCTTCTGGTACTTGTATTTCACTGCTTGTAACTGCTGCTGGCTGACTTCCTAGGCAAGTACGAATTTTGTTTATAATAGAAGGTATATCAGCATCATCAAATCTATAATATGGTAATACATTATTATTTTTATCTTTTCTGCCATTTAGATAATTAATTGTTGCAATATCATATTGCCCATTAACATTTATAGAATACCCAGCTTTAGAAGCTTTATCTTGTAAAACACGTATAAATTCTTGCTGCACGCAGGTATATGTGTCTGGTAATTGATTAGTTTCACCATCTTCTACAGCACCGGCTGTCGAAATAAAATATTTTGGAAAATCTGCTTGTAACGCTTTAAATTCAGCATTAGATTCTAATTCATTAGATATACCTAAATAATAATTTAATGCAGATACTCCATCCGCATTATAATTACCAAAACTCATTATTGATTGAGGAACACCGGGAGAGGATAAAAGTGCTGCATCATCTCCACTATATGTTTTTGGTGTCATTATTTTCCATTGTGCTGCATCAATTTCAGCTAAATCAAAAACTAATGCACCATCATTCAGTGTAAACATATATCCTTTAGTAGCAGATGTTATTTTCAATGAAAGTGACGGGGGAAACACATCAGATTTAACATACGTGCAAACGTATACATATTTTGCAAATGTTCTAGTATCTTTCTTTTTAAAAGATTCTTTTTTATTATCTAAATTTTGATCTGTGCTAATAAACCAAAACCAGCCTGTGGAAGTTGCCTTCTGCCAAACCCCAGCTAAACCTGTATTCATGTAACTTTGTAATAAAGTTCGTAGTTTAGTTGCTTGTTTTATCGATGAGTCTGCAGTTGAAAATGGATCTGTTTGTCCAGCTGGCATAGCGTTACGTCGATTTATTTGAAATTCTAAACCATCAATTCTAACTAAACGACCTTGTTGCCATGTTTTTTTTGGATCTGGACTAGATGCTACCCCTACGGTACTAGGATCAATTTTAAATAAGGGACATATCTTATTTTTAATAAAGTTCGTACTATCAGCATCTGGCTTTTTTGCCATATATTTATACGTCGGCCGGGTCTGTTCAGTTAAATATTTTCGTATTACATGATCTAAACGTGTACTCATTTTATTCCAATTTTTATATAAATATGTATCACCAGTCAACCATTACCATTTTGCCATTCCAATCCATTACATTGTCAGATTTAAAATCTAAATCTAAATCTAATTCTTCAATATTAGTTTTTCTAACATCGGTTTGTAAGGCACGTAAAAAGTTTTCTAATAGAGGATGTATATTTATTTGTTGTTCGCTATCTAAAAAATCAAATATAGAAACTTCACCACCTTCTGTGTATGAATATTGTTTAAATTGTTCTACGAATTGATCAATCATTTGTTTTTGCGATGACGTCACGGGATCTGCTTTTGACATAATTATCATGTTATGCGAATCATGTTTTCCAGTATAATATACCGGAATGAACGTAGTATATATAGTTAACTCACCTTCAATTTTCTGAGCAACTTCAAATTCTTGATCATCTCTTGTTATTTTAAAAACTTTGTCTTCACCGTCAATTTCATATACGCGGCCATTATCACCTTGCCCGACAAATTTAAACTGATTGTCTTGTATTTTTTTTAATAAACGTTTCAAATCTTTGTCTGATAATTCTAGTAATAATTTTTTAAGCCGTATCATACTATCCTTTAAAAGAGATATTTTTATCTAAATCTAAACGAATTAAGAAATTCATATCTACATCATCTCGTTTCCGAATTGGTTGAGCTAATTTACCAATAGCTAATAATTGGCCAGCATCATCATATAATCCTATAGTAGTTATATATGGCGCAAAATCACTGCCTGTTACAAAATTTTGATACGTATTATCATCATCTTTAGTCAATGTTAAATTTGTTGACATATTAAAATCACCAG